CAATAGATGAACAGCTAAAGGCTATTAAAGATTCTGTAGCTAAGAAATCTATTGCTGGAGATTTGGATGGAGACGGTGATCGTGATGGTGGATGGAGAGATCAACTACAAGCTTCTAAAAATAAAATGTCTAATCGGGTATATCCTAAGCTGAGTCCACAGGCTGGGATGATGGGACTTGCTGGTGGTGGAATAACCCCAGCTATTCTTAACAAACTTACGAGTATAAACAAGAAAAAAGATGAAGATGAAGATAGTGGTGGTGGTATTCTAGATGATCTGCTGGGCGGTGCAGGAGAAGAGGCAGGAAGAGGCTTCTTAAATAAAGCTAAAAACTTAGGTAAACGTGGTCTTAAAGCCGCTGCTAAATTCGGAGGAAAACATGCAGGCAAGCTTATGACCATGGGTACTGTTGCAGCTGAAACTGGCCTAGGTGCATCAGTAGCTGGCGCTGCCGCGGGTGTAGGTTCAAGTATAGCTGCTGGTGCGACTGCAATCGCAGGTACTGCCGCAAGTGGTGCAAGTGCAGCGGCTGCGGCTTTAGCTGGAATGGGTCCTGTAGGTTGGGGTATCTTAGCAGTAGCTGCTGTGGGCGTTGCAGGCTATGCAGCATATAAGTGGCTGTCTGATGACTCCAAAGATGACCTGTTCTTTAAAGAACGTCTTAAAGCATATGGCGTTACTCCTGATAAAGCTGAAATTATGTGTAAACTTGAAAAACGAATATTTGAAGCATTGACAGGTGATGGTGATCCTCTTGATGATACCGAAGAATTCGCTATTGAGTTTATGGGTAAGGAAGCTGCAGCAAGTGATGATCCTAAATCTATGTACTCTTATTTTAACGCATGGTTATCATTAAGAGTTGTACCATTGGTAGATATCTTAACAAAGATGTTTCCTGATAAAGGACACAGTTCTCTTTTTGGTCACAAAGATAAGGATTTAGCTAATCTCGATAAGGCCTACAAAAAGGCTATCAGACGTATAATCATCAATACTCGTAAATTGGTTCCTACTAAAGAAGGCTTTGAGAAATATGGTATAACCGACGAACGTAACCGCAAACTTAATACGTCCCTTAATTCTGGTAAAACACGATCTCTTATTAAAGAAGGTCGTTATGGTGGGGGCAATCGTTCTAGAGAACTTCACAGTAAGGCTCTTGGTAAAGATAATAAGTTTGAGGGAGCCTCGGCGGCGTATTATTCAGGAGTAGCTCATCGTGGATTGGACAAAGGATACCAGTACACGGATAGTAAAACTGATAGTATTCTCAAAGAAATCGATATGTCTAAGCTGGATAGTGATTCTGGATCTAAACTCGGTAATGACGACGGATCAACATTAGACTCACTTCTTGAACGTGGACAGATGTGGACAAAGAGTAATGAAGGTTTGAGTCTAGTTAAATACATCGACTCCCTTGGTTATTCTACTATCGGCTATGGTCATAAAAACGACGAAGGTTATCATAGGCTTACTCAATCTGAAGCAGATAAGTTATTCTCTTATGATTACAATAAACATCTAAAAGAAGCATCCACACTTCCCGAATGGGGTAATGCCAATTCTGCACAGAAGATCGCATTGGTTGATCTCGTTTACAATATGGGACTTGGTAAATGGATGGGCTTCAAGAAAGCTAGAAAGGCTATTGTAGAAGGCGACAGAGCGCGCATTAAACGTGAAATTCTCGACAGTGATTACGCTCGTCAGGTTAAGGGTCGTGCAATTGAAGTTGCAGATCTTCTTTCATCAGGCGATCCTAAAAATATACCTAACAAGCCTATCGCTGGTCTGAAAAATAGTCAGAAGTCTGGTTTAACAACCGTTGCTTCTAAACCTAGCATTAAAGGCGGATCTAATCTCAAAACCAAAACCGCCTCTACTATTGCAGATAAAAGTCGTGGTAATACCCTAAGTACTTCTGGTAAGGAAAATCTTAGAGTTTCACAGATAGATAATCGAAATTCAAATATTAAACCTTCTGATCGTTCTGTAGATCCTCATGCTAAAGAAGCATTAACTGAACGCAAGAAAACCAATGAACTTCTTGTTAAACTCAACAACACCATGGAAAATGGTATGGGTGAAGTTAAGAAATCTGTTGATGCAGGCACAGAACAGGCAAAGAATACAAAGGTTAAAGTGGAAGTTAAAAATGAACCACATCCTAATAGCTCAGGAACTGTTACCGCTTCAGCATCTCGTGTTGAAAGACAGTCACCTGTAGATGCTAGAAGGACATTTGCTAGACCATCATAAAACAGTGGAGGGGTAAAACCCTCCACTTTCATTTATCTTATAATACTCCGGAGGTTTAGTTATGTTACCGTTGAAAGATAATGCGGATTGGATTAAAGATCCTTTCCCTATGATGATAGAAAATGATTTTGCCACTTATGCAGAAGTTTTAAAATATGTAATTGAAGCAGATATTGATGAACCAGCTATGGCTGGAATGGGTGATGATGTACCAGCAGAATATTTAGGGTATGATGACGGGGCTGCTAGACGTGCTATCACTATACCTGAAACAGAGGGCGGACAGATGCCCTATGAATATACTCAATTTAGTTGTCGTGATACGACTATTGGTGGCAGTGATGTACTTAATCCACTACCCCAATTCTGTGAATTTGATGATATCCAACATCCACTCACATCTGTCGGTCGTATGAATCCCGATTCTATTTTCCAACCTACGGGAATGGGACGAGTATATGCAGAGACGATTGATCAGAACCAGCAGATTCTTTGGATATCTGTTGGTATTCCTGAATTCAACGATCTTATCAGTTATTATAAATCAGCCTTCGATAGCTCAATAGCTTCATTCGCACATACTGGAGAAGCTAGACTTGGCCGATTGATCGGACGCCTTGCGGGCCTCACTATCTCCATCCCACTAATGCCATTTACATTCGTAAATGATGTTCTTAGTACTTTAGAAAACACGAAGATTACTAAATACTATCAATTTAAACCAACCATGCTCTCATACTACAAGACTGTCAATACGCTCTTAGTACAGCTGGCAGTATCTATGGATCTTTATCCGCAGAATGATGATGATGGTGAATTTACAGATAGTGGTGATCCTGAATTAGTACGTCTTGCAACACCTGTCGATTTTCGTGATGGGTTTAGTATATTTAAACTACTTAACAAAAAGATGTATCGCTTGAATCGCGAAGCTGATAATGGTGAGGATTACGAAGATCTTATTGAACGTCTTAATAAAGAGAACAGTATAGAAGATGAGAAATCGGTCTTTGATGAATGGAAGGCTGGCTTTTTAGGTTCTTCTAGAGCCGTTCATCAGTTCGTAGGTATTCGTATTGAAAAAACTACAGAGAGCTCAGAATCTCTTAGTAACCAAACAGGCACATCTTCAGTAGCCTCTACATTAAACCAAAAAGCAAAAAGTTTTAGTGATAGTAAATTTGGCATGGCTGGAGGTAAAACTGGTTTTGGTGCATTTGATTCTATGGTTCAAGCGGCTAGTGATGTGGCGAGTGGTTTAACAGAAGCATTGGCAGTAGACGGCATCGCATCTGCTGTAAAAGGTACTGGTTACTTTGACATACCTGACAGATGGATAGATAGCTCATTCACAAAATCATATAGTTTCTCTATGAAACTCTATCCGTCTAGCGGCTCTAAATATGCAATTTTTCAGAGTCTTTATTATCCTTATCTAAGCACTATGGGTTTTGCATTTCCAAGATCTACTGGTGAAAACAGCTATACATCACCAAACGTTATTTCTATTTACAGTAAAGGTAAATTTGCATGTCCTCTCGGAATCGTCGATAGCTACACGGTTAAGCGCGGTCGTCCTGAACACGGATGGACGGGTGAAAGACTACCATTATGTTTGGATATTCAATTCACTGTAAAAGATCTTTCACCGACTATGTTCCTATCAGTCGGTGGTGATGGTTTACTGGGAGACAACTCACCGATCTCTGTACTTCTTGGTAAAAACGCCAATACTACAATGTACCTGAATACACTTTCTGGTTTAGGTCTCGCCGATATACACTACACTATGCGACAGTTAAAACGTAGATGGTCTTCAGCTTGGAAGCTTTTAAGTTCGCAGACATTTAACTCTGCTAGTATGGGTATGTGGTTAGGAGAACTTCCTTTATGTAAAGCAGTAGGTTCGTTCTCTAACTCCAGACTTTCAACACGTTAATAGGAGCAGTCCTAATGATTTTAACATACAGCCAATTCCGACATAAACTAATGGCTATTAGACCAGCTGATCTTGATAAAATAAAAAATACTAGATTAGTTGGTTTTCTTCCGTATAACAGTACTCTTCTTCACATGGATAACAGTAGCCGTTCAGAACTTATCGACACGGTTCCTATTACAGAACTTGGTTACCTGTCTGATCAAAGATCTGCAAGCTCTATTAGGAAGTTTATCTGTCTCCCTAAACCTCAAGAATTTCTACATGATTCAGAAGAACTTCCTTTCGACCTGTCTAAAGTAAAGGGTACTTACAATACTTCTGGAATGGCTACGAGTCTTCAGGAGTATAGCCGTTCTACAGTTGACCCATTACATTATCGCGTATTATCTTCACCGATTGATATACAGACAGGTCCACAGAGTTTCAATATCATCGGTTTTAACCATCTTTTCAGAATGAAGTTTACTGGTAATATGCGAGTTGTTAAACATATGGAATATATCCTCGCATGTATGATCAACTCGCTAGTGTTGACTCCTATCTCAAAAGGTAAGTTCTTTATCAACATAGAGCTTTCTAATAAATCATACACGATTGACAAATTCTCACAAGCTGCTATGCGGATGGATACGTCCACTATCAAGTATCCTCTCGATTACAACTACATCTTCTTAATGCATTATCTCTCGTGGCTGAATCCTAAAGGTCGCACGTCTATGTTTGATCATATCCCGGAACATCTTGTAGATCGTGTAAACTTTATTTTCACTAAAGGTGAATATTTTACTATTCATAATAAGCTTGATTTGGAAGAGATGCGGCTCGGTGACAGATTACCTACCCGCGTACTTGAACAGTTGAACTTATTATCTTCTCAGGGTCTTTTAGCAGAGCCAGTAACCGATGTAAAAGATGCGCCTATTGATGATATTCCTGTAGCAGAATCAAACCCTGTTGCTATCGAAGCTGATACTAAGCCACGAATCAAAAATGGAAAACGTCTTAAGAACGAGACACATGTAACTGCTATCAGTGATCCTAAAATTATCGAGAAGATGGATAAAGAATTTGTCAGTAATAACGAAGAGGAAACTGAAGCATATATTGAAAATTCAGATATTCCAGAAAGATTGAAAGAGCGTGCTCGTCGGTATGCTGCCAAGTATAAAGATCCTAGCATGCAGATCGATGGTGTTAGTGTTAAGGATATCATTGAGGGTTCTGCAGATGTAACGGTGGATGATAATAAATTAGATTTTCTTGAAGAAAATCTTGTTGATAAATCCATGGCATCATCATCAGTCTGTCAGTTTGATAAAAGCTATTTGGCAAAGACATACAAAAAAGATATTCTTAACTCTCTTATCAGTTTTCAAAAACATGGGATGTTTATTGACAATATAGAAAAGAAAATTGAGTCTAATGAAGTAAACTCGATAGAGACGTGGAAAGTTACCTTTATCGATATTCATGGTAAGAAACATACATCTAACATCATGATACCTCACATCGACAAAGATGGCTATTATCTTTCTAATGGATCTAAAAAATTCTTTAAAAAGCAAATGGTCAACATTCCGATATGTAAAGTATCGAGCATGCGCGTCGCCCTTGCGTCGTCATACAACAAAGCACTTGTTGAGAGAAATCAGTCGGTTGCTCATAAATTCCTGCCTTACGTAGAGCGTCTTATTAAGAAGCTTAACAAGGATGAGGAAAAGGTGAGTTTATCTTACGGTAACCTTACCTATAAAAACACAATGCCTTATGAATTAACTGCCATCGCTGGAAGGTTTGAAAAACTCACACTTAATTACGGTTCTAAAAAGTTAGTTATCAACTTCGATAACTCAGACTTCATTGGAGGACCTGATCGTGAAGTTGTTGAGTTTATGACCGATGATGAGATAGCGAAATACCGTGAAGCCTTACAATCACAACCTGTTGAAATTAAAATCCATCAGGGTAATACGTTTAAAGAACAACCTAAAAAAGGTGACATTCTTTGGACACAGATAGGCTTTCCTGTGGAAGTGGTTACCGTTAAGGGTTCTCTCGATAAAGGCGATATGGTCATTAAAGTTAAAACTTCTAAACAAGAAGAATATACACTTAAAGATTATGCACGCTGCTGCGAGTTGGCATCGAGTTTGGTTGCTATTTCTAAGTTCGATAATCATGTCATTATGATCGACTTCAATGGCAAGCTTCACTACACCGATAAGGGTAAGTGTGTTGAAACTGACCATGCTCTTCTCGATCTTATCTGCTCTGTAAATGATCCTGTCGCTCCTAGGACGATAGATGATGTGTTGGGTGATGTATTCCATCAATCACCAGTTAATCATCTTACTGAATGGGTAGACTTGACTATTCTGAGTAACAAGGTACCGCTTATCTTTGCACTTGGTCTTAAGTTTGGATTAACAAACATGCTTGAGTACATGGGCGTAGATTATCGTATTTATGATAAAGCAGTTCCTCGTAAAGAGCTTAGTGCTTCCGATATCGTGATTCGTTTTAAAGACAAGTCTTTAGTTATGAACCGCGCTCCGCTTACTCATTCTCTAATCTTCGCAGGTCTCGGTGGCATGTACACTAAGAATTTCGAAATGGAGATGTTTGACAGTAAGGAAGTTTATAGTGAAATCTTAGCTCTTAAAGGTAAGTCACCAAACTACACCTTGGGTATCCTATCTTTCTTTGATCTGTTTATGGACTACATGACTGTAGATAGATTGAAACAAATGGGTGAACCTACAAATGTACGTGATCTTCTTATCAGAGCGACAGTTATGTTGTCTACTGAAGATTACAGTCCTGCTGCATCGATGAAGAACTTCTGCGTTCGTTCTTATGAAAGGGTTCCGGCTCTTATCTATCAGGAATTCGCTAGAAAGCTTCATGAGTATCAAAATACAAAAACAGCAGTTAAGACATTCACTATTAACCCACAGGCAGTTTATCAGAAGATCATTTCAGATGCAGCATCTGATATGGTAAGCGATACTTGTAACCCTGTTCACAGTGTTAAAGAACTGTCAAGTGTTACGTATACAGGTCTTGGTGGTCGTACATCTGAATCGTTTACTCAGAAAGACCGTATCTATCCTGAAGATGGGATTGGTATTTTATCTACTGATACTGTCGACAGTGGTAAAGTAGCACTTGTGTCATATATGGCTAATGACCCTTGCATTGAAAATACAAGGGGTATGTTTAACCCAAAAGATCTTAAAGATACAAAACCGGGAAATGCGCTCAGTGCTCAGGCACTCCTAATGCCAGCGGTTAACCGAGATGATCAACAATAACTAATAAATGGATTGTAACGAAATCTACTCGTCTATCTTATACTAGAATTTTTCAAGTTGAGGTAGGTATGATTAGAATTCCAAATTACAGTAACTATTTAATCGATCTTTATGGAAATGTATATAGTGAAATAACCAATAGTTGGTTGGAAGGTAGTATAAACCCTGCCGGATATTGCCATTTTCGTTTACAAAACAATAATGGTGAAACTAGAACTATTGGCAGACATAGGCTTATGTGTATGGTATTCAATACCGACAGAACCAAAGGTCCTGTAGATACAGACGAGCTTTATGTTAATCACATCAATGGTGTTAAAGGTGATGACCGTATTGAAAATCTTGAATGGGTCACACCTCAAGAAAATGTATTACATGCCGGATCTTTGGGAATTACAGAAAAATGTATCCCTGTTATGGTTAAACACCATGCTACTGGAGAGGTGCATAAATTCCCTAGTTATCTCAGCTGTGCAGAGTTTGTTGGGATTTCAAGAGACGCTGTGAGTTATAG